CAATTCCTGCTTCCATTACAGCTTGTGTCATTGCAGCAGCAGCCATACTCGATCCACTCAATCCACGCTGTTGCATAATTCCTGTAATCTTACGAACTGCAGGTGAAGCCCAAGCAGGTAAAGGTTTACCTTCTTCAATACTACCTATGAGTTGTTCCATCTGAAACTTTGTGGTAGCTCTCTGATCTAATTCCTGTGTTGCTGCAGTTGCTATAGCACCTTGACTGACTTCTCCTTGAATACCGGGTATATCAACTAGGGGTCTATCTGTAATCTGTGAAACTTGTATGTCTTGAACTTGTGGAGCAATACGTTCAACATTTTGAACTTGACCTACAGCATCTCCGGGTTGTTGTGGTAATCCAGTTTCTAAACCTACTAGAGGTATCTGTTGTACCCCTGCCTGTTGTCCTGCAGGATCCACAAACAAACCTTGTTTCTGTTGTAATTCAGGAGTTTCTAGTTGTTGTGTTTGTGCTTGGAGTTGTGGTATAACTTTAGCTGATTCTGTTTGTAACTTACTATATAAGTTTCTATCTGTCTGAGCAGTTTGTCCGGGCATATCCCCTTGAAGAAATTGTGTTGGTCTGTTGGCAGATAGTACCTGTTGTTGATTTACATTTGTTGTGGGTATGTTTCTATCCACTGCCGCTTGTTCTCCCATTGCACTTTCAAAAGCAGGAGTTCGTGTTCCCTGCACGGATGGATCTATCTCTAATTATCCCTCTGTAAAGCTCTATCTAGTTTGTCTTCCAAACGATGTAGTGCTTCCATAACTTGTTGCATTTCATTGTGCATATCACCACGAGTAGCATACTCTTCTCGTGTTTTATTTAAGAGTATATCTATTCTCTTTACTTCACCCACCAATGCACGGAATGTCCATAACGCAGGTGCTATAATTAGCGTTAGGACAATGTTCCAGAATATCATTGGGGATATTTCCATTTATTAACTCGCTACAAACTGTCTAATGCCATATTCAACAGCAACTAATTTTGTTTCACTAGAACTAGAAAATGTTACTGCTTCTCTTGCTATACCACAAGTAATCCCTGTTTCTGTAGCTTTCATACCTATTCCTGCTGTAGATGATGCAGTAATAAAATCACCAATCTCTATATTTCCTGTTTCATTGTTACACAGTATATGACCATCACCCAGTATATAGACTTGGTGTAATGGTTTATCTATAACCTTTTCATCACCAACAACTTTTCCAGTAGGTATGGTTGATGCAGTTTTAACATCACCAACAGATTTTCCTTCTGGAATTGTATCACCCTCTAAGTAATATTGTGTGTCATCTTCAGGCATATAAAATGTAGCATATTTACAAGCATAAGCACCCATTACTGCTTTTGACATTTTAGAGGAGGTCTTTTGTACGTTATACTGTATACCTCTTTCTAATGCTGTATTAGTTCCAACAGATTTTTTATATGTTGTACTTACACATTCTAATAATGTTCCATAAGGATATCCTGTTTGTTTATCTGCATCTGGCAAATACACATCATGGTTTGCTGTAAAAGCACCATAATTGACAGTACCATTCGTACTTGTTATAGAACCCTGTTGCGTACCATCTCCATCTTGAAAAATTATTGCTGTTGCTGTAGATGAATGATTATCGTCTGCACCATAGTTTAATATCAAACCAAATCTATTTGCATTATTGCCTTCTGAACGAAATTCTCCTGCAAAACTAGATGCACCATCATGTTGAACAGTAAAACCTCTTGATAATCCACCTGCTGAACCAGTTGATGTAAAATTTGTACCTTTTGCTGAACCTGATTTAATACCTACAGAACCATTTGCTTGTATTCTAAATCCCTCTGCTAATGTATTTGAATTTAATGTATTAAAAATTAAATCCATAGAATTTGTAGCTTCTAATGAAGCATTAAGTTCTATACCAACTGTAGTATCATCTCCACTTTCTAAAAATCTTAAATAAGCCATATTAGTAGAACCACTTGTTCCACCGGGCTGTATGTTTATAATACCATGTTCACCATTACCTTTTACATGAATCCCACCTAATGGGTCTGTTGTCCCTACACCTAATCGCCCTCCAGATGTTAATGTTGCTTTTGTTGAAGCATTTTCACTAGAACCCGTTAAAAAATCTAGTGATGTTGCATTTGAACCAGAACTAAAATCTCCCTCTGACCTTGCTCTAACGGCTGCAGCCAATAAAGTTGCATCTGAACCTGTGCCTTCATCTGGTGCTTGAAATTCAATAACTCCTAATACATCATCAGCTTGAACATCTGTTTCACCAGAATGTAAAGCAAGTTTTATTGGTTTATCATCTGTTGTATTTGTATTTTTTAAAATTAATCCTTTATCTGGATTATGTGTTAAACTTATATCATTATCTGCACCAAAAAATAAAACAGAAGAATCACTCTGTAATTTTATATCATTGTTAAATATTGCTGTTCCTGCTTCACTACCATCAAGAGTTAAAAATGTTGTATCTGAACTACCATCTGTTCCTTTGAATATAATATCACTATCACCATCTTGTGCATCTATTGTAATGTTACCACTTGTAGTTGTAAGATTTATCGCTGCATCACCTGCAGTTAAGTTGTCTGCTGCTAAAGAACTTGCACTTACAGAACCGAATACTAAATCACTACCATCTGATTGTAACACTTGACCATTAGAACCTAATGCTAATGCTGATGGGTCGCCACTTGCATCACCTACAATAATTTTACCTCTTGCAAGACCTGCCATCTTTGCTAATGTTACAGCATTGTCAGCTATTTCAGCAGTGTCCACAGCGTTGTCAGCTAACATAGCATTTTCTACAGCATTGTTTGCTATCGTTACTGCACCATTTGATGCCATTGATATATCGCCTGATATTGCAACTGGATTATAGTTTGTACCATCACCTACAAGCATATGACCTGATGTATTTGTACCCATTACAAGGTCATCCCCTGTAATTGTTAAATCGCCTGTTACAACAACATCACCATTAAATGTAGCTTTACCTGCTAATGCCATATCAATATCTAGAGCAGTGATTGCACTAGAACCATCTGTGCCTTTAATCTTAAAGTTTTTATCTGCTGTACTAACTGTTAGTTCAACGTCTGTGCTATTGTTTGCAATATCTAAAATAGATGTTCCATCATCTTTAAATGTGATGTTTCCACCATTTGCATCTAGTACGATATCATCAGCAGTATCGAGTATTAAATCGCCTGTATCATTTACAATGTAAGAATTAGTGCCGCCATGATACAAGTTTAAATCTTCTCCTGCACCAATCGTTAATCTACCTGTTGCACTATCTCCTGTTAAATCATCTGCATCTGCATCAACATCTAGTTTAACTAATCCGCCTGATGTTATGTTAGATGTACCATTATCAATGTTTCCAAAACCACTTGTTATAGAACCACTGTTTAATGCACCTGTTGTTACGAGGTTAGACATCTCTGTAATTTCAGAACCAAAATATGTAGCAAATGTTTGTACAGTGGTCTGTCGCATAGTACCACCATCATTGGTTACAATGCCATCTCCATCTGCAACTGCTGTTGTTCCTACTGTTGCACCACCATCCATCAAGTTTAGTTCAGCACCAGTAGCTGTTACATTTGTACCACCTATATCTAAAGTTGTTACAGATATTTCACCTGCTACTGTAACGATACCATCTGCAACTGTAATTAAATCTGTATCATCTGTATGCCCAATAGTGCTACCATTAACTACAACATCATCTATATCTAAAGAACCACCTGTAATTAATCCTGTAGTTGTTATAGTACCTGCAAAAGTTGCATTAGCACCACTACCTGTTAGCATAGTAGTAGAACCTGATTTAACGATTAAGTCACCACTGGAGTTTGTAAATGAAGCATACTGTGTGCCATCATCTTTTAATACTACATCTGCACCGCCTGCATCTAGTGTGATATCTGCTGCTGCATCAACTGTAAGATTGTTTGCAGATATAGTCATATCTGTGCCATCACCTTCAATCTTTTCACTATCGCCACCAAATACAATACCTACATTGTTTGGTATGTGTACATCTGATGTTGCAGTTAAATTAATCTTTGCACCTGATGTAATCGTTAGGTCAGTATTATCGCCTTCAATCTTTTCACCACTACCAAATGTGATACCTACATCTGCAGGAATAACTACGTCAGCAGTAGCAGTTAGGTTAATATTGTTACCTGTGATTGTTAGGTCAGTTCCATCACCCTCTATCTTCTCTCCATCATCACCGAATGTTAATCCGATATTTGCGGGTATATTTATGTCTCCGTTTGATCCAACTGTAATACTTAAATCTGTTCCATCTGATTCTATCTTTTCTGCTGTAGCAAAAGTTAGTCCTACACCTGATGGTATGTTTACATCTGCTGTTGCTGTGAGATTAATATTGTTACCGGTAATTGTTAGGTCTGTTCCATCACCTTCTATCTTTTCTCCATCATCACCGAATGTCAATCCAATGTTCGCAGGGATATTAATATCTGCACCTGATACTAAATTAAGGTCAGTGCCATCACCATGTATGTATTCTCCACCCTCGTCATTAAAGTATAATCTTTTTGTACCATCAATAACTATATCATCACTAAATTTAAAATGGTCTTCATCTTCCATCCAAGTAATGACACCATCATTAGTTTCACCGTCGAATGTTACTGCGATATCTGTACCGGCTGTTGCATCACCAATCGTAATTGCAGTTCCCAATAGTTTTGTAATTGGGCCACCTTCGTTTGCTGTGCCGTCGTGAGTATGTCCAGAACTCGCTTGAAATGCTGCTAGTAACTGGTTAAATTCATCATTAGTATGTGCGGCGGTAATAACGTCGCCATCACTATATGAAGATTGCCTTGTATATGTTGCTCCCATATTATCTTCTTCCTCCCGGAGTAAACTCTAATTGGTATCCTTTTAAGGATATTGGTTGTGATCCGTTTTCGTCATCTAGTCTAACAGCAACAGTAAAACCTCCACCCTCTATACTCTGTCGAACGAGAGGTGTGCCGGATGAACCATACACTGCTGTATTATATTTAGATACAGCGTTACTATAGATAGCAATCGCTGATCCTGAAGTTAAACTATATGCTGCAGGTTGTGGTACATCTGATGAACTAAAATCATACCGGATACGAAATGTAGAATCTACCGTACTTTCATTATCGTAGTTCCATATGATACGTTGCATCATCTTTCTGATACCTGCATCTCCCATTGTATAATCTGGTGAACGATATATTGCTTTTATGTTTGTACCGTCAAAGTTTGCACCAGACTCCTGTTTAAATATATAACCGTCATGCCCGCCGTGAAGTATTGTTTCTACACCAGAAATAAACCCAGATGTAGCACAGGCAGGTTTTATACCTTTTAAGTCAGCATATTCCCAACCAACACCGCCTTGAATACCTGCTTTTATCACACCGATCAATCCTGCAGAAGAAGCAACGGATCCTGCATCTGTAGGAAAGAACAATCTGTATTGACTCTTGGATCGAATAACTAAACTGGAGATTCTGTCCGTTGACACTCCATCCAATCGAGGCTGTATCTGTTTTGAGATAGTGCCCAATTCCACGTCGCCAATTCTTTCAGTACCGGCGATGGTACGTAAACCATCAGGGGCAAGATAAACAATATCACCAGATATTTCTTGAATACTAAATCCATCGACACATCCTATTCTTCTTGTTACTGGTACAACTGCAAAATCAGACGAACTCGAACCTGTTATTTTAAATATAGAGTCTTCGCAAAAAACAAACAAACTTTCACGAAAAACTTTTAAACCGTTAATTACACCATCTACTTTTATCGAACCTGCACCACTAGCTGATGCAAAATTATCTTCATCGAAAGGAACACTAAATATTAGTTCCTGTGGTGTTGAAGACATACCCGCATAAAACACATGACTCTTAAACACTTCTACAAATGCAGCATCTGCAGGTCTACCACTTGCACTCACATCAGTAATACTACTGTTGTCAAACACCGAAGCGAGATTTGTCCCATCTACAAATACAACTTTATCTGTACCATTAAAGTTGAAGTTAGCGAAGTTATACCTTCCGGCACTAGTTCTTCCGGTATCTATCTCTGTCCATGAACCTGTTGCACCACCTTTAAATACTTTTGTACCTCGTGCTGCAATCACTTGGTTTTTATAGATGTGCACCCCTAAAACTTTTTCTGTTGATGCACTTGTTTGTGGTACAATGTTAGAATTAAATTTTGCTATTCCATTTATTCTTCTATATCCACCATTTATATCCGGTTCAAAGTTTTCTAAGGTTGTTGCTGAACCGGGGGGTATAGAAAAAGTATCTTTATCTAGAACCAAACCACCACCTAATCGAACAACTAATGGGCTGATGATAGAGGTATCTGCCATCTACACTGCCCTCATATAATCTTTTTTATTGATGAGTTCGATACGCATACGCTGTAAACCTTCGACATAATCCTTCAGAGCAAACTGTGCAAACTGTGGATCAGATCGTAAATTGTGTGCGTAGTATCTAGCACGGTTTACAATTACATCGTGAAATCGATCAGGAATGATAGGTGTATCGCTATCGGAAGATAAATCTGTGTGTGTTTTATAGTAGTAGTATGCTACTGTGTATGTTGATTTATCAGGAACAGGTGATAGTCCTATCTTTAAATCAGGAGTTTGATATACGAATGTTGGTAGTGCTTCAGAATCACCGGTGGGATTTGTATCTGCCTCGTTATATAGTTCCAAGTATTCTTCGTATGAAAGATACCGTAGTGTTTTCTCAGAGGTACTAGCAGATTCTTTTACAGTGAAACTATCGTAGTCGATTGTTTTGGTATCAGACTCTCTAGA